AATAAATGAACATATATACAAATACAAACAGCGCTTTTCCTAGTCAGGTAGTACCTGATGCGGTTAAAGCTTCTGAGGAATATGGGTTGCAAGTGTCGAACGCTATTGAACAAGAGTGGTTTAGTCAAGGTAGAACAAACCACAATAGATACTTAACAAACTGGAATAACTTCCACCAATTAAGGTTGTATGCTAGAGGAGAACAATCTGTTCAAAAATATAAAGACGAATTAGCAACAAATGGTGATTTATCTTATTTAAACATTGACTGGAAACCAGTTCCAGTTGTATCTAAGTTTGTTGACATTGTAGTTAACGGAATGTCACAAAAGACTTATGATATAAAGGCTTACGCTCAAGATCAAGAGTCTTTAAAATCAAGAACATCATACGCAGAAGCTGTATTAAGAGATATGTATTCTCAAGAATTAATACAAAAAGCAAACGCTTTAACAGGTCAAGACTTTTCTAACTCTCCTCTTGGAGCAGATGAATTACCACAAAGTAAAGAAGAATTAGACCTACACATGCAACTGTCTTACAAACAGTCTATTGAGATCGCAGAAGAAGAAGCTATTAATAATGTATTAGCAGCAAACAAATGGGACCTAACTAGAAGAAGATTAAACTATGACCTAACTGTTTTAGGTATAGCATGTGTAAAAACAACTTTTAACGTAAGTGAGGGGATTAGAACAGAATACGTTGATCCTGCTTACTTAGTTTATTCTTACACCGAAGATCCAAACTTTGATGATATATACTACGCTGGAGAAGCAAAATCTATTACTATTCCAGAATTAAAAAAACAATTCCCTCATATTTCAGACGAAGAGTTATATAAGATCCAACAAATGCCTGGTAACAGACAGTATATTACTGGTTGGGGAAACTACGACGAAAACACAGTTCAAGTTTTATACTTTGAGTATAAGACATATATGAACCAAGTTTTTAAAATAAAATACGGTGAGAATGGACTTGAAAAAGCTATTGAAAAAACAGACGAATTCAATCCGCCACAAAACGACAATTTTGAAAGAATTTCAAGAACAATAGAAGTATTATATACCGGAGCAAAAGTTCTAGGTACTAATACTATGTTAGAGTGGAAGTTATCAGAGAACATGACAAGACCTTATGCAGATACAACTAAAGTAGAAATGAACTATGTTATATCTGCTCCTAGAATGTACAAAGGTAGAATAGACTCTTTGGTTTCAAGAATTACTGGGTTTGCTGATATGATTCAGTTAACTCATTTAAAACTGCAACAAGTAATGTCTAAGATAATCCCAGATGGTGTATTCTTAGATATTGATGGTCTTGCCGAGGTTGACTTAGGCAATGGTACAAATTATAACGCAGCAGAAGCGCTTAATATGTATTTTCAAACCGGTAGTATTGTTGGTAGATCTTTGACACAAGAAGGAGGAATGAATGCCGGAAAAGTTCCTATTCAAGAATTAACTAGTTCGTCTGGTCAAGCAAAAATAGCAGCATTAATACAAACGTATCAATACTACTTACAGTTGATAAGAGATGTTACGGGATTAAACGAGGCTCGTGATGGTAGCATGGTGGAGAGAGATACACTCGTAGGACTACAAAAGATGGCCGCTAACGCGTCTAATACCGCAACTAAGCACATATTACAGTCTAGTCTATATTTAACCCTTAGAACGTGCGAGAATATCTCGCTTAGAATCGCGGATTGTTTAGACTATCCTCTAACTGCGAAGGTTTTAGAACAAAGTATAACTACATATAATACCTATACTTTAAAAGAAATTAAGAATTTGAATCTATTTGATTTTGGTATTTATTTAGAATTAGAACCAGATGAAGAAGAGAAAGCGATGTTAGAACAGAACATCCAAGTTGCATTGCAGTCTGGTGGTATCGATTTAGATGATGCTATTGATATTAGACAAATTAAAAACTTGAAATTAGCAAATCAAATGCTAAAATTAAGAAAATCTAAGAAACAAAAAGCAGCGCAAGAAGCTCAAATGGCAAACATTCAAGCTCAAGCACAAGCTAATCAAGAAACAGCACAACAAACAGCTTTGTTCGAAGTTCAAAAACAGCAAGCGCTTACACAAGAAACTATAAACATAGAGAGAGCAAAATCTCAGTTCGACATGGAAAGATTGCAAACAGAAATGCAATTGAAAACTCAGATGGCACAACAACAATTCGAGTTTGATATGCAGTTAGGGCAATTAAAATCAAAAGTAGAAAGTAGTAATTTACAACTAGCAGAAGATCGTAAAGACGAGAGAACTAGAATTCAAGCGTCTCAACAGTCTCAGTTGGTTAATCAAAGAAAAAACAATGCCATGCCTCAAGACTTTGAATCGTCTTCATTCACTGGATTAGAAGGTTTGGGAATTTAAGAGTAACTATTTAATTATATTATATTATGTCAGAAGAAATTAAACAAGAAGGTGATTTTAAAATCGCAAAAAAGAAAACCCCTAGAAATCTAACAAAACAAGATGAGATTATCAAGGTTGATTTTTCACAAAAAGAACAAGATATAACGAAAGTTGTTATACCAAACGTAGAACTTGAAGAAGTTGTTGTTGTCAACGAAGTTGGTTTAGAACCAGATTCAGTTGTTATAGAAGAAATTACAGAATTAGATCCAGTTAAAGTTGTTGAAAAAGAAGTAATTGTACAAAAAGAAGAAAGAAATCTACCAGAAAACGTAGAAAAACTAGTATCTTTTATGGAAGAAACAGGTGGGACTGTAGAAGATTATGTTAGATTAAATGCTGACTATTCTAATACAGATGAAACCACTTTACTTAAAGAATATTATAAAAGAACAAAACCACATTTAGATAGAGAAGAAATTGAATTCTTAATAGAAGACGAATTTACTTTTGATGAAGATCTAGATGAAGAGCGAGAAATTAGAAAGAAAAAACTCGCGTTTAAAGAAGAGGTTGCAAAAGCAAAAAACCACTTAGAGTCAATCAAGAGTAAATACTACGACGAAATCAAGTTGAGACCCGGCGTAACTCAAGAACAAAAAGAGGCTTTTGACTTTTTCAACCGATACAAGAAGAATGAAGAAGAGTCTAAAACGCGACATGATCGTTTTAAACAGGAAACTAAAAGTTTATTCAGCAATGATTTCAAAGGTTTTGAATACAATGTTGGTGAAAAAAGATTTAGATACTCTGTTCAAAACACTGATCAAGTTGCAGATAGTCAATCAGACATTAGCAATTTCGTCGGGAAGTTCCTAGACAGTGAAGGAAACGTTAGTGATACTAAAAACTACCACAAAGCTCTTTATACCGCAATGCACTCTGATAAGATTGCACAACACTTTTACGAACAAGGAAAAGCAGACGCAATTAAAGAAGTCGTTATTAATTCCAAAAATCCAGCAAACAGTCAACCAAGACAAGCAAGTGGTGAGGTATTTATTAACGGTTTAAAGGTTAAAGCTATTAGTGGTATGGATTCTTCAAAATTGAAAATACAAACAAAAAGATTTAACAATTAAAATTAAAAAATTATGGCAAATGTTACGCCTCAATTCGGTTCAATTAAACCGTCTCAAAAACAACAAGCGCTAGAAACAAATTACTTAAACTTCGCTAATGGAAGTGGTAATGATTTCGCGCAACAATACTTACCAGAAATCTACGAAGCAGAAGTAGAGCGTTATGGAAACAGAACGTTATCTGGATTTTTACGAATGGTAGGAGCTGAAATGCCTATGTCTTCTGACCAAGTTATCTGGTCTGAACAAAACCGTTTGCATATTGCTTACAACAACGTTTCTTGTGTTAGTGCTACTCAATTACAGTTTGCTACTGGTGGTACTGGTGTTAACTTTGTTAACAACGTTATCTCTGTAGGTCAAACTTTAGTAGTAATGAGTCCTTCTACTGGAAAAGAACTTAAAGTTTATGTTACAGCTTCTACCGCTAACCCTACTACAGGTGTTGGTGGTGCGACCAACCCAGCTGTGCTTACAGTA